ATCCACACGGACGCGCACGACCCCGACCGAATGGTCGAGGTGACGCACCAAGACCTGGACCCGCTGCTGGAGCAAGTGCGCCTCGACCGCGAGACCCACGTGCAGAGCAAGGACATGAAGCTGGCCGCATGGATCCCGATGGAAGTGGTGGAGCGCATGATGCGCGACGGCTCATGGAACGACCCCGAGGCCATCAAGCGCTGGGCCAACGATCCGCAAAACGAATGCTTCCGAGTCTGGAAGGGCAAACTGTGATGGACAACTACACCGAACTTCAGGACGCAATCGCAGACTGGCTCAACCGAGTCGGTTCGCCCGATCTCGCGGCCCGCGCACCGGACTTCATCAAGATGGCCGAGGCACGGTTCAACCGCAAGCTGCGCGTGCGCCAAAACCAAAAGCGGGCCACGGCCACGCTGGACGCGGGCTTCATCACCTTGCCGTCTGACTGGCTGGAAGCCAAGGCGATCCGCCTCGTGATCGACGGCAAGCCCGCCAAGCTGGAGCTGGGCACGTCTGAGCAGCTGGACCAGGCACGCCGTGACGTGGCCGTCGGCGGCACGACCAAGCCCTACCTGTACCGCTTCATCGGCAACCAGATCGAGGTGGCCCCCTACGTTTCGGGCGAGGCCACCATGGAGCTGGACTACTTCTACAAGGTCCCGGCGCTGGCAACCAACGACACAAACTGGCTGCTGCAGGACTGGCCAGACCTGTACCTGTACGGGGCCTTGCAGCACTCTGCGCCTTACCTGCGCGACGACCAAAGACTGCAAACTTGGGCAGGCATTTACAATACGCTGTGGACCGAGCTGACGGAGGCCGACGACAAGGCAACGCACAGCGGGTCTCTTCTGAAAACCACAACCCGTCGACGGAGCTAAACCATGTCGTTCACCAACTATCTCGAAAACGCCGTGATGGATCACGTCTTCGGCGCTGGTACTTTTACCAAGCCCGCAGGCCGCTACGTCGCCCTGTTCACTGCAGCCCCCGGCGAAGCTGGCGGCGGCACTGAGGTAAGCGGCACGGGGTATGCCCGTCAGTCCTCGGCCTTTACCGTGTCTGGGGCCGCCCCAACGCAGGCCGTAAATACGGCGGCCATCGAGTACGCTACGGCCGGGTCCGCATGGGGCACGGTAACTCACGCGGCCGTGTTCGACGCCGCAAGTGGAGGCAACCTGCTAGCCTATGCTGCGCTGACCGAGGCCAAGCCTATCAGCTCCGGCGACGTCTTCCGATTCCCCGCAGGCAACTTAGCCTTCACGCTGGAGTAAACCAATGGCCGGGCGCGGCTATGGCGTTGGGCCGTACGGCGTTTCGCTGTACGGCGTAACCAACTTCGTTGACGGCGCGGTCCTGTCCCCAGCCGTCAGCGGCGCTGCGGCCTCGGCAATAAAGGTGGCCAGCGCCTCCGGTAGCGCGGACTCTGTGTCCGAGGGCAGCGCCGGCGCATTGCGCGTGCGCCTGGCTTACGCGGCCTCGGCGGCCCAAAGCGCGGCGAGTGCAGAGGGGCAGACGTTGGTGGACGCGCAGGGTGTCTCTGGCAGCGCCAGCGGGGCTTACGCGTTTGGGCGTCGCGTCCGGGATGCGCAAGCAGAAAGCGACACCGCAAGCGAAGGAAGCGCGACAGGCGTTTTCATGGTAGAGGCCGGGCTCGTGACAGAGGCGAGCACAAGCGCTGCGCAGGCTTCTGGGCTCCGAGTGCGCCAAGGAGCTGCGCAAGCGCAAACGGCCTCCGGTGCTATCATTGAGGCCGAACAGATTTTCCTAGCCCGCGCAGAGGCCGCAGTGCAAAGTGGCGCTGCGGTGCAAGGCGCGGTATACGGGGTCCTGGTACCGTTTCCGAGCACTACGGCGAGCGCATCGTCGGCCTCGGGGCGCATCGTGTGGGGCAGCAGCCCGACGCCGTCCACGACGTGGACCGATACGCCCGACGAGACAGAGGCCACGTGGACGCAGCTGCGGGCATAACTGGAGCCGACGATGGCAGATACCTTTACAACCGCCCTCAATCTTACGAAGCCCGAAGTCGGCGCTTCTACAGACACGTGGGGCACCAAGATCAACGCCGACCTCGACGCGCTGGACGCGCTGTTCGACGCTGGTCCAGTATTGAAGTTGGCCAAAGGCGGCACCGGCGCGAGCACCGCAGCCGGGGCGCGTACAAACCTCGGTCTTGTAATCGGCACCGACGTTCAAGCATACGATGCAGCAGCAAACCGGGGACTATTCCGTAAAGCAGACCCAACTATCGTGGCGTGGTCGAAGACAGGCAACTTTGCAGTCTCCACTGCGACAACTTTGTATGTTGAAGTCAATGGGGCTTTGAAGACCATCGCATCTGGCACTGCGGTAACGATGCCCTCTGCAACAGCTGGCACTGATTACGCAATCTGGGCCAAGACTGACGGTACGCTTGAGGCCACCAGCAACCACACAAGCCCACCTTCGGCAAATGCTCGCAAGGTCGGCGGTTTCCACTATGCACCAGGCGGAAATGCCACGGGCACTAGTGGCGGCGATACCACGGCCTCGATCAACGCCTACTCGTTCTGGGACTTGAAGTTTAAGCCGAGCTGCGCAGATCCGCGAGGCATGACGCTGGTTGGCGGTGCGTACTGGGTTGACATCTACTTGACTGGAGTGGACGCCATCACCAACGGATCGTCCAAGTACAACGTAACGATGGCGGACGGCTCTAGTCCACCCAAGGTGCCGACCATGTTTGGCGGCAACGGTTCTACGACCTACGGCTCCTACACGTGGTTTGAGGCGATGGAATTGGCTACCGCTTTTGGCAAGCGTTGCTTGACTCAGCGGGAGTTCATGTCCGCCATGTACGGCACAACGGAGGCGTCTTCGGTAGGCTCCGATCAAGGCAGCACAGTGCTTAACGCTGCCTACACATCCAAGTGGGGCGTCATGCAGTCCACTGGCGTTCTGTGGGTTTGGGGCGACGACCGAGGTGGCGCGTACAACACGGGCGGCTGGAACGCAAACACCGAGGGACGAGGCTCCGAGTACAACGCGCCAAATGCGGTGCTCTTGGGCGGCGACTGGGACGCCGGGTCTCTCTCCGGTTCGCGTTGCTCGTACTGGGGCCTCGCTGCGTCGGCCTCGAGCGCCAGCCTCGGTTCGCGCTTCTGCTGTGACCACCTGCAACTTGACTAAGGTGGCGAAAGCCACCGACTAAGATGCAACCCGTAGTAGAGGCGACCAGAAGCTACGACCAAATGGCGATAGTGGAGAAGTACGAGCGAGTCATCGCTTATCTCTACCCTATCGCTCAGTCGATGCCGCGCAAGCATGGTGCTGCCAGAGAGATGTTCTTGCAGTGCCTGCTAGGTGTACCAGACCTGTTGTTTCAGGCTGGCAAGAGCAATCAGGTTTCAAAAATTTACACCGCAGACGCTGGCTTGGCTCAGGTGCGGTTTTGGATGCGCTTTCTGCTTTCGATCAGAGCCATGACCACTCACCAACTTCAAACAGCGCAAGTGCTGCTGGCCGAGGTGGGCAAGATGGTTGGCGCTTGGATCAAGGGCAGGCAGAGCATGGGGCGGGTTGGGTAAATATGCGGTGCTCTTGGGCGGCAACTGGAACAACGGGTCTAACTCCGGTTCGCGTTGCTCGAACTGGAACAACGCTGCGTCGAACTCGAACAACAACATCGGTTCGCGCTTCTGCTGTGATGACACAACACTATCGCTCTGCCAAGGCTACGGCTTGGCAGGCAGACCAACCAAAGTGTGGTCAGCCGATCCCGTCCTCCTTCGGGGAATACGTTAAGCGGTTTGGCATAGCGCCTAGTAAGACCTTGAAAAGCGCGGCCAACTTTTTATGCCAAAGAAGCACAGAAACCTAATAGCCCGGATAGCCAGCCCCGAGAACATCCGGCAGGCGTACGAAAAGACAGCGAGGGGCAAAAAGCAGACCTACGGGTACCTTGAGTTCAAAGAGTATGCCGAAGTAAATCTACTAGCCGTGCGCGAGGAAATTTTGGATGGTGCGTACAAAATCGGGCCGTATCGCCAGTTCACCGTGTATGAGCCGAAGGCCAGGTTGATCTCGGCGCTGGAGTTCAAAGACAGACTGGTGCAGCACGCGGTGTGCAACGTCATCGCGCCGGTGTTCGAGAGGGCCCTGCTGCCGCAGACGTTTGCGTGCCGCACCGGGTTAGGCACTCACGCCGGAGTACGCTACATACAGAGCAAGCTGCGCAGCGAAGCGCCTACGCACTTCCTCAAGACGGATTACTCTAAGTTTTTCCCAAGCATCGACCGAGCCGTATTGCACGAAATGATCTCGCGAAAGATCGGCTGCGAGGCTACGCTACAGGTTCTGCGCCAAATCGTGCCTCCGAGCGGCAAGGGGCTGCCCATAGGCAGCTTAACGAGCCAACTTTTCGCCAACGTTTATGCGGGGGCCGCAGACAGGTTTATACACTTCGGCCTTGGGCACAGAACGTGGGCCCGATACATGGACGACATCGTGGTGCTAGGCCACGACCCGCACGAGCTGATAGAGTCTTTTCACAGGCTAAACGCGTTTTCTCAGGCCGAACTAGATCTTAGGATAGGTAAGTGGCACTCAGCGCCAATATCGAAAGGCATAAACTTTTTAGGCTACCGAATTTGGCCGGAGCATAAGCTGCTGCGAAAAGACTCAGTAACGCGGGCAAAACGGAAAGTTGCGAAATACATCGCGCAGGGCCGCCAGGAAGACCTCAACAAGTTCGTAGCGTCTTGGCAAGGTCACGTAAAATGGGCGGACGCGCACAACCTTTTAACGTGGATGGAGAGCCGACATGGCCTTGCCTGTAATTAACACCCGAGAAGACCTTGATGCTTTGCAAGGCACGCCGGAACATTTTGAGTTTTTAAGGCACCTGGCG